GCAGACCTAGCCAAACCTGATCCCTCATCACTAGCAGTGCCAATGGAGAAACGATTGATCGCCTGGCGTGGTGCAACATCCAAAATGTGTGTGCGGAAATCCCTCTCGACTCGAACATCATCGACAAGAACATTCCCATTACACACAATATTGAAATGATGCACAATACCACCTTTGTAACCAGCAAAACAATTACCAATCCAGTTCATGGGATGGTTGGGTGAGAACTGAAATTGTGCTTTGGTAGCTGCAACCGGTGCTGTGGCATAATTCATCGCCTTCGTATTGAATCCAGGATCCAACGGAAAACGGGGTATCATGTTCACATGCTGGTACAGTGACTTGGTACGATAGGTGGCAGCTGCAGACAAAGGGTTGCCCAACCATTGGGAGTGCCATAGCGAGGATCTGTGAAGTAAACTTCGAAGGCTCACTACACTCTCACCAACAGTGACAGCAGGTACCCAGGACTCAATTGTGTCCTCAGCACCATCAGCAATATCAGACTGGACATCAAGACTGGTATAAGACGGCAACTCGTTGGGAACAGCCATTCTGAAATCAGATCCTGCGTGAACAAACAACAACATATCCAGTTCCTGGGAAGCAGCTGGACCTGTAAGCTCATTCAACACTGTGACCTTAATGACACCATTGTGGGCATTCTTATCATACGTGATCGTTCCTGAGGTGGAATTGGTCCAGTTATCTGTACCATTCTGGGTTGACAACCATGGGTCGACACCCTTAAAAGGAATAGACAACTCAACTTCAGTCTCAACCTGGAGATCGATGATACGAGTCATTGTTGTGGTTTCAGAATTTGATCCTGGCACACCCTGGGGATCCCACGACACTTGAACACGACCAGTATGGTACCTCGACTTCACAAATTTCAATGTGTAGACCATGGAACCACGCCAGTAGCGAAACAATTTAATTGCATGAGATGCGGGGGTTTCATTGATATAGCCCTGCCCTGTTGCCGCGACTGATTGCCAGTTGTTGGGAGTGACAGGAATGCGCATCAACTGTGTACCTGGCGCATATGCATCGGTCCAAAGTGTTCCGAAAACAAAAGATTTCTTTCCACAGAAATTGGTCAAAACTAATTCATCATCAGGGTTAGCACCCACAACTTCTCGATCAATAGTGACTTCATTCTTAGGATCGACACTCAATTTGTCAAGCGGAAGACTTGTCTCCACATTCGCAAAGGCATGGAAAGACTTTGGCTGGTAAGCTTGTACATCAGATATCACTGGAGGATTAGAAAACCCAAAAAGTGAAGCGATACTGGAAACAGCTTGAGCACCGACTTGGGTGGCCATTGCCAAAGGACCTATCACAGGAGCATTAGATAACATTCCAGCTACATTTGCAACGGCTGTCGCAGGGCCAGAAATCTTACCTTCTTGCTCATACTCATCAGACTGCAAAGCAAGTCCACTAGTCAAACCTGCAAGCTCAACATCTTCGGCCCACGCATAACATGTGATATTAACGTTGGTAGAAGTGGAACCATTGGCACTGCGCAATTTGGAGTACAAAATATACTGAACACGTCCCATGGCGGTAAATTCAGACAGTGTACCAACTTCAAGCCAAGCATGAGGCCACAAAAAAGGCAACTCCATCTCAAAACTTGTCATATCAGCTGGATAAATGTAGCCTCCTGGCAACTGTGATAACTTAATCTGCGCGCCCGCAGACTCATAAGCATCAAGACTGCTATTACTAATTGGTGTGTAGCAAACACGCATGGCACCAAAGTAAAAAGGGGAAGCATTGACAACAAACTTAAGCCGAAGCTTACATCTCAACCGCGCAAAATTACTGATCTTGTTCTTGATTAGCGCATTGTTAAAATATAGCTCCCAGGGATTGAACTGTAATTGCACAGCGGTGGTACTCCCCTCTGCCCATGAGAAACTGGAAATCGCAACTGGACGAGACAAAAAGTCTCCCAATTTTGAACCTGTATCACAATCTGGACGGAAGGAAATACCAGGGGCCGATAGGGTTTCGCCCATGCCTGCATCAGAAAATTTGACATTCTGTTGACTGACAATAGCGGTCGCCCCATCGGCTAAATCTGATTGCACTTGCAAATCAGAATACTTGGATGTTTGATAGGTACATCCACAAACCTGTGACTGAAATTGATTGTTAGGTGGGGTCATTCATCGCGTGCTACACCTATGTACTCGCGATATAGTCAACAGTTTTGATCTCCAGCCGGGATCTTCCTTAAATAAGGACTTCGTGGAACGCACAGGCGGGACTAATCATGGGGATCCATTCTTTCACACAGTATACACTGTCAACTCAAGAAAAGGTGAACAGTAACTACCCCCACATGTTATCTTTTGGTTTCAAATCGGACATGACAACTAACACCCGAATAGGTGGTCTAGACCACCTGCGTAGGATCACTCCAGGAGCTCTTACCCAATAAACGAATTGTTGTCTCGGGTTCACTCCTGAGGTAATCAGTTGAAGCTTCACAAAAACGAATCTTTAACGTATCCCAAGTTGGAAAAGTGGTCTCCTTCACATAACACTCCAAATTGGCACGCTTTACAAGATCCTGTAGATAGAGCTTTTCTTTCTCAAATCTCTCTCGCCCATAGAAAAACCACTCTGCAACAGCTGATTCAACTATATCAACACACTGGCGCTGTGGACTGACTTCTGAACTTGGCACCCAAATCATCAAACTTTTCCAGATAGATTCCTGATCAAGTGGGGCTGCAAAAGCATTGAGTTCAGCTTCCCAACGGAAACTCCTCTTCAGAAAAGTTGTTTCCTTGATATGGATGAATTCTCTACTCACTGCTAGTTTATCAGCCATGGTATATTCGATACCAACCCCTGCTAAAACACCAGCGATGGCAGTATGATTAAACCAATCCACACCACTACCCATCTCGTTGTCATCACCATATGTAATCAATCGAACATTATCACAAAATGTCTCGACCTCTTTCATTGGATTTAACTCATGATAGCAATATCGCATATACAACGAATTAACGATGCAATTGATAATAACCGTCAGAGGATGACCAGAGGGGTTAGATCCAAAGAAACGCATTAAATCCCCATTGAAGTTGACAAATGCAAAAGCAACATCTTCAGCTACAACCTGTACAATTCTCACATGTTCCTCACTGGCACCACAAGCATGGAGGATTTCGCGTATCATGCGGAAAGCTTCAAGGATCACAAGTGCCCCCATAGCCTTATCAAAAGCAGCAAAATCCCCGGCTATCATACGCCAAACACCATGTTTCGACAGGTACTCGTAAAGACGTGTCCATTCAATGGATGTGGTGTTCATACCGGGAGCACACTCAAAGAGATACTTGTTCAACTGCATGACACGTACAAAAGGCAAAAGAACCATGCGAACAACAACACTCCAGGCAAAAGGTCCACCCATGAAGATGCGAGCCTTTCCAGCGCGCACTTTGCGCATTGGCAGTGCTTCGTCCTTGAGATGCTGCATGAACACAGGGGACACACTAATCCCTTTTGACATCTTGTCCCAACAATGTTCAACTTCAGTCTTCATCTCATCTGAAAGTTGTATTGGGTGCTGCCATATCTCATCAGCAGGTAAGCGCATGATAAAATCACGCTTCGACCTATTGTGAGGATAGCCTGCACTAGTCCCAAAGTTCATCGAATCAATAAACTTGGTACCAGGATAACCATTCAATGCTGTCTTCAAGGGGAGAACGTCGGCAAGTTCCTTCTTAAATCTATCAGGCAATTCCTTCAGGATCTTATTTTGGAAACTCACTGAGCACAAGCGCATAAGATCTGGCTTGAAATTCATCTGTTTCTGTACCATTGATTTGAGTCCATGATGCAAGCTCATGTACCCTTTCATAGGAGCGGGACCAAATTTCCTTTGTTTACCATCATCCAACAGGAGACCAGTCAACAGAGTGTCACAAGCTGTGCTCTTCGGTTGGCGTTTGAAACCATCAAATGATCCAAAAACCTGAACAACACCCTGGTCGACAAAGCGTGCTGTACACTTCTGACTCACATTCGTCGTGAAACTCTGACCTTCCAAAAAGGGAATCTCATTTTCGACGACAGGGGTCCTGAAGTAATGTAACGCATCACTATACAACTCATACGTGACCGGAACTCCAACAGCAGACAATCTCTGTCCTCCAAGCACATGAATACCAGCAATGATGCAGGCATTGGGCAATTGAACAACAGTAGGACTACCGCAGTCTCCACCAGCAGTGTCTCGTTCGACAACTGACACACTCACATCAAGAGTCATATTGAATTGCGGGATTTCTTCATCAGGGATAGCGTGAGTTCGCTTACTCCCAATGTAATCTACACTACCATTTGGTTGTCTGATCACCATTCGTCCTGGTGCATCAAAACGACACCCTCGTTTAGGTAACGCATCACTAATGTTGCGCCGCCCTGGCATGTGATTGATTTCAAAAAACGCCAATTCACACTCTGGTCGCCTATAGATGAGGTTCTGTGCCATTTTGAACTTCACATTACCATTACAACCCTCACTATTATTCTCATGTATCACTTGTAAATCGAAATAGGGATTGTTAGGCAAGACGTGATGCGGGACAACATAAAGATGACCACTCAAACACAATGCTCTGAAGGTGGCATGCTTGGTCCCACCACTGGCTGAAGTGTGGGTGGTCTGACACCAAACAACATTGCGTCCTACAAGTGCGGCAGCTTTGGTAAGCGTCAGGTTAGACCAAGATTGACTCAGTCTTCCTAAAAACTCACTCGGTAGGTAATCATCCTTTCGCCACACGTTTTCCATCTCCTTCGCGTTTGCGGGATTGACACCCACGTCGTCAACTGCAGCTTGTTGCTGTAATGGTACCATTTCCGGAAATTCTCGTCTCAGAAAGTACCAGGTTAAACCAAGGCCAGACATAACACCCAATCCTAACATCAACTTCTTAAGTAAGGGTGCAACTTCATCATACAAACTCAGCAAACCATCACGCAACAATTCCTTGATCTTGGTTCTTGTAAGGAGTTTGAGTTTGGCAATTTGTGTATCACGAAAACGCGACACTTTTGTCTGCATTCGATGGGCTGTGTTCAAGGTAAGTGCTGCAGGTCGATATAACAAAGATGGATCAGCTTGAAGGACCTCTCCAGCACACCTAGCTGTGAAACCAGTTGTCTTGTAAACAGCATATGCAGCTGCACCAGCAAGAGCTGATGTGGCCACAGTTTGCATAACTTGACCCTGTGGGGTTAAGTGCTCATCTGACTCATCTGATTGGGGGGTGAGAGGTTGCTCACATCCACACGCAACATATGGTAACTTATGAAGGGTACACAACTGAACTGCTTGCGTTGTTTCGCGCGCGGCCATGAAATTGGCTTGTCCAGCTCTGTGTTCTTCAATCCACGTGTTGTAACTTGACACAAATTCGTAAATACTGCTCGTCTCAAGAACCACATTTAACACCACTTCCTGTTTGGCATTGGTTGTGACTTCTTTGACTGTAATATGCCACAAATCTGGATAAGTTCCTGGCATGGGAGGAGGTACCTTACCAGTGTCCAACATTGTAGATCCTGGTTTTCGATATTCCTCTTTGGGCACTGGTATGACAATGTACGGAAAACGTCGCCGAATAGCCTGTGGATTGTTGAACCAACAATGCGCCTTGAGATCCTCTGTGTTAGTAGTGGCAAGTAAAAGTTCACACATAAAAGGGGTGCGACCCTTATCACCAATATCAGCTTGAGGTGGGCTGAAAGCAGTGTTGCCTCGGGCTAGGAGAATGTCACTCAAAGAAGGGTCCTCCGATCCAGCGTTTGGATTGATAGCAGCAACATCATCAATGATGCAGCACCACATGGAAGTTTTGAAGTTGTTCCAATGTTTTTCAGCAGGTG